ACAACGCAATATGAAAGTGAGGACGTCGGGTTTTTTCTCCATATTCTCCACTTGCTACATAGCGAAATTTGAACTTCTTGCGAAGACGCTTAAAAAATCTCTGGAGGTCATCCTTCCACAACTGGCCGTGTTCCGGTAAGTGAGCATCATCATACGTGAGGTTCAGCATACAAGATTTCACGTGCATCATCTGTTCGTGGGTGATCCGAATAGCCCACTCCCTGGAGTAAGCCAAACGACATTCCACGCATTGACCACACTTGAGGGGGCCATGGGTAGGATGTGACCAAAGGGCAGTACACACAATACCTTAGAGGCGAATTCCACCACGCATAGGGGCAGCCACTAGGTTAGCAACCTGGGTACGTCCTACATTGTGACGAAAATGCGCAGCAGAAGCATGCTTACTAACGGGCTTACGAGATAGCGGTTTCATTGAATTTCTCCTTAAGATTGGTGTCAATGGGCACAGTTACATCAAGTAATGCACTGTGCCCATATTAGCTCATTCCGCCTTAGACGGCGTAGCCTCATCTGTCGCTTGCGCGACAGACGAGGGAGCTTTTGGAATAGCCAGTCCAAGACGGACAGCTTCCTCTGCGTTTTCAGGATTAGCGAAAAACTCCAAAAACGCTTGTGGCGAATTGTTAAATCGCGCACGTACTTTAGCGTCCAAACGCATAAAGTTCTCATCAGCCTGGCGTACAACATTCATAGCTGATTGGAAATCAAACACACCTTCATAATCAACATACTGAGGCATGTTAACAGCAGTAGGCAACACACCAGACTTCAAAAAACGATCGACGATCGTATTGATATCAGCTTCCTCTTTAAACTGCTGCTGAGTCAAAGAAGGATCATCACAACGAAGACCAGTTTCGTTAGAAACTTGGTCAACGTCATAATTGTAGGGATCACGAACAAAAACCTTTTTCATAAAACACCTTTACTTATTAATGGTGATACCACCAGACCTAGGACGGAAAATCTCAAGAGCAAGATCAATAATACCTTTGTACTGCTTATACTCACGTCCGAAATTTTCAAACTTTTCAGCAGCAGATACGTCATAACCTTTGAGTTTAGCTTCGTGCGAAATAACACTAGTCGCAGCAGACGTCTTGCCAGTTTCAGCAATAGTCAACATAGTCTTAGCATCAGTCAACACTTTTTGAGCTTCCTTCAAAAATTGTTCGGTTCTCAACAAAGGAATTTCGACGCGAATCTTGTCAACAAATGCGCGTAACATATTACCTTGTTCAGTCAAGTTATAACCTTGTTTTATAAGATTTTGCCTTTCTTCTTTTAAGTTATCAACAAGAGCAAGAATCCTCTCGTTGTCAGAACCTAAATTGCGAATTTCGGCAGTCATCTTTTCAACAGATGTTTCAACCTGTCTTACTTGAGCATCATTAAGCCTGGACATAGACTCTTGTGCAGCCTGCTGGGCACCTTTAAGACTAGTATCAGCTTCAATATTTTCACCAGTTCGCTGGACGTTATAAGCGGATGAATAAGATTGTGCTAATCCCTCGTAAGGATTAGATACTTGATACTGCTGGCCAGTAGGAGAAGAACCAGGAGATTGCATGTAAGCCAGCATAGGATTAAGGCCTGCAGCCTCCATATCCTTTACTTGCGTTTGATAACGTGACGCATACTGAGAAGCTGAAAAAGCATTAGCTTGAGCAGCAACATCGGCACGAGCCTCGTTTGCAGAAATACCACCGCCTATCTGGGCACCAATGAGAGCACCTGTAGGTCCTCCCATTGCATAGCCAGCAGCAGATGTAATAGCTGGTAACCAATCCATAATCAGAAATGGTCAATGAGACCAGGCACAGAGTACATGGGCAACGGACGCGCAGCCGTTATATTAAAAAATGCATCAAGCAATAGCTGCTGACCATTAGCAGCAGTACCGACAGCAAGGTTACGCGCAAGCGGAGGATTGTCCTGAATAAACGTACTGTTAAGCGTAGGCAACGAAGTAAATTTTTGAGCATAGTGCCAAGCATCAATAGTACCCGCTGAAGTCGACTTAAAGAGACCTGTGATCTGGGAAGGGTTGTAACGTAGTTCAGCCCATCGCTCCTGGTAACCAAAAACATTTGAATCGTTCGATGATCCATCACAATAAATCTCCTTGTTCAAAATAGCTTGTTCACCAAGCATAGCAAAAGCAGGGAAATAATAATCGTAGCGAGTACTACGAGACCACAACTTACGCAATCCTTGCTGGTAAGTTAGATCAGCACGGACAGAAACAAAACCGATAATATGACCGTGCTCAACAGCAGAATAAGTAAAACCATGACCTTTATGCAAAAAAGTTCCATAAGAAGCCAAATTACCAATAGGCGTAGATGAACCAGACACACCAGTAGCAGAAGTCTGAGGAACAGGCGTAATATTAATCAACGAAGAGCCACCGCCCAAATACTCAGGCCTCTGCAGACGGCTATCGGGAGACAAAACTCCAAAGTGACTGCGAACGATTTCAGTGTAACGAGTACCACCTCGCGCATCGCGCTCGAGCAATTTCTGAATCTGAAAACTCTGGCGCAACTGGTTGATAGTTGCAGCAGTAGCAGCAGAAAGATCAGCATATAAACCAGAAACGCCAGATGTAACTACACCAACAGCCGTATCACCTCCAATCAAAGCGCCACCGGGCGCAGCAGAACCATTTGCTAAACCATATGCAGCAGTACTAGCATTCAAAATATTAGTAAGACCAGCACGCAAACCTGTTGAAACACCACCAGATGGGTAAGAAGTTAAACCAAGAGCATAACCAGTTCCATATACAGGAGCAGTAGTTCCTAAAGGCAAACTAACAGAAGTACCCTTCTGAGGCCAAGGTAACGCACTCGTAAAATAATCGTGACGCTTACCACGACGCATAAGCGTATAACGAGTAGAGGGCGTAGTATCAGGACCATCACCCATATCAACAGGTACAGAATTTTGCAAATTCTCGTCCCTATACCACTGATTCCAAATCAAATTACATGCTCTAACGGGCAACGCAGAATGTGAGACCGTATTACCAGCGCCCACTTGCCCGACAGTAGGCAGCCCAAGATAGTCTTGCAACGATCCAACTGCATAACCCCCACTTGGGGAAACTTGTTGAGGTATAGAGTAGGAAATGCTATCCGAAGGATTTTCCTGCTCCCCCATAAACTTAACCCAATTGTTCCAGACCAAACGATTAGGTACAAAGAAAAACTGCGTGTCGATATGGAGATTATCCATAACCGGAAAAAGGGGGGTTGCCAAGCGACCGAAAAGCGTCGCATTAACGTTGAAAGTATCACCGGGCAAGATCTCCTCACACATAATAGGCACAAGATAGCCTGAATCAAATGAAGTTTTCAGTGTTTTTTGCATCTGAAAACGACTACGCGGAATTTCCGCGGCAGGAACCATCGCAAAATTGTGCGATGAAGCAGACTTGTTATGAAACATCGATTAACTCCGAAAGTTAAAAAAAAGCACCCCCGAAGGGGTGCAAGGGTCAGACAGCGGCAACTGCTGAATTAAAAACGTCCTTAGCACGTACCAGGACTACAGGGCCATCCTCAGACTTAAACACTCCCGTGTTGTCATCAAATTGACCCAACAAATACAAATCGAAATCGTCAGGATGCTTAGACAACTGATTGTCATCAGCTTTACGATTAACCTCGTCAGTAAAATCGCGAATAGCGATATTACGATGAGGAACAAAAAAAGGACGCATAAAAACGCCTGAGGCGCGGTCCTGTACAGAAACTACAAATTGCAACATAAATGACCTTTAAAGTGTTCGTTTTGATTGAGATAAGCGAGAGTCAATTACTTTTTGCCTCGCTATTTTGCGGATCGGTTGGTTTTCGTACATATCTCGTTCTAGATCCATATCGGCTCTCACCGAAGAACGAAACTGCATTTCTAAAGCTAAATCATGGCCTACCTCCTTTAACAAAGTTTTGTAATAACGGGGAACTGGAGCACGTGACCCTTGCGAAGTCACAACAGAACCAGTAGGAAACACATCGGACATAAAATAATCCTTAAACCATCCTTTACCAATACCCTTACTCATTAACATGAATTCAGGGTTTGGGAGAACGATCTCACCTCCTTCGAGGTATGCCAAAGGCACAGGAGATACGTTAGGCCCTTTGAGTTTTTTCATGATATACCGAGCGATATAGGCAGCACTCTCAAAATTAAGAGTTCCGATGAGGTGGTTGCCGTATTTCCAATGCTCAGCAACTGTATCAGAAATGTAAGTCCGGTCACCACCAACAGCACTACCAAAAAGCTTGCGATCATCACCAAAGTCCACTCCAAACA